ATAATCTTGTCTTCCCATCCCGCAGAGTACACCCCCTTAATAGTGACTGTATCTCCACTCCATGATAACTCAAGTCCCTTATCTTCGACTTGAGGTACCACGTTTGTCACTTCAATATTAATCTCACCCTCATCACCAATGATAGTAAAACTAACATCTACTTCCTTTTCTCTAATGGTTGGTGACGCTAATCCTGCTAATGCTTCTACATGAGGTGCGCCTTCAACCAAGTCAGCAGTTGTCAATGCCATCTTTTTTCCTATATTTTAATATTTTTTTCAAAAACCTCTTGACAAGTCTTGACAAGTGTGTTATTATACAGTTGTAGGGTTTATTATACCATATAGTATTTAGTATTAGTTCAAGTCGATTCTTGCACCGTCAATATCTACGTTACCACCTGCTTTGATAGTATAATTCCCACCGCACTCGTGCGTAACGTTTCCACTTGTCTTCGTTGTTACATTACCAGTTGTGTCAATAGTAACATCGCCACCAGTGACAACAATATTAATTCCTCCACCACCATCAACTTTTAAATCTACACCTACGCCACCGCCTGTCATAATTTTCAAGTCAGCACCGTAGTTTACTGTTTCCCCACCTGCAACATGCTTGAATGAATTTCCATCTGTGAAGATGTGGGCATCGTTGATTATCTTTTGAATCATATCTGCATTTGGTTGCATCTCAATACCAGTACCAGTATGGTGACGGATGTTGATTCGTGCTGCACCTGGACTATCATCCAATTCTAGTGCGTGTCCACTTTCAGATACGATTGCTTTGTTGTATGGATAAACCGCTGCGTATGAGGAAGCGGGTTCATCAAAGGTAGAACCGTCTGGTGCAGTTAGTCCAGTTTTTCTTGCACTGTCTGCAACTGCTTGACCCGCAGAAGGTGTACCAGTAGAAGCACCTGGAGTACCCGCTGCGGTCAAAGGTACATTATCTTCTGGTGTAATTTCCGCTGGTTTGGTTCCGTCAGAAGGTACTACGGTTGAAGTAGAAACTGGTCTATTCGCCAAAGGTTCAGGACCTTCATCGCCCAAGTCATCTGCCCAACCACCAGCACCCTTAGTTGGGATTACCCCCAAGACATAAGGTACTTGCGCTGCTTCTCCATCTTGGAAAAACCCAAAGACCCAATCCCCAATACGAGGTGGGTTAATCTGAGGATTTGGTGATGGTTCGTAAACGACAACTGCCCACGGCAACGAAGCAGTAGGTAGTTGTTCAACATTATCTGTATGCCATCCAAGGCAACGTACTTTGACACGACCTAGTTGTTCTGGGTCATCTCTCTGTACAACTCGCCCCATCCACCATATGAAACCGTTACGTCCTGGTAGTCTTTGATTCTGCATCTTGTTTTACCTTCTCATAATCTACATTATCTTTGAGGTGTTCAAACTTATCTACCAAACCTTGTCTACACAATTCTTCTAGTGACACACTAGGTAGGTCTTTTAGTTTCTGTTTGTTTTCTTTATTGCTCATTACTTAAATAGTTCGCCAGTTTCTTTAGTTTTAGGAACGTTATCTTTCATCCAATCATAGATTTGTTGTTGCAACTCTTTATTGTCAACTGGACGCTTACCCTCTTTCTTAACTGTTACATATGTAAAATCTTTAACAACCAATTCGCCAGCGGCAGTTTTAACTGGTTTACCGCTTGCATCCAAGAAAGGAATTGTGTTTTCTCTATTATTTAGAATGACAGCAACCTTACCATCTAGACCACGAGGAATAGAACCAGTTACGATTTGGTGCATTGTTTTTGCAGCACCAACGTGTGTTTTCAACATGATGTTATCTGGAACAACCCTTGCACGACCTGCGTTATTCTTAACTGCAACTGCATAGTTTGTTAGTACCCACACCAAATGTACATTGCTTGACTGATAACCAACACCTTCTAGTTTTGGTAGAACGTCTGTAATATCTTCAATATCTTTTAGAGTAACGTCAAAAATAATATTTGGAAGTCTATCTGCTGATACATCTGTTAGAAGCAAATCAAGAGACTTCTCTTTGATTCCCTTGTCTTTTACAAATGTGTGTAGTTTGAAAACGTCTTTACCATTACGCAAGTCTAGACCTTGAATCTCAGGATACTTATTTTTCAATTTAGCAATTTTTAGTAAAGCAACTTTCCACTCATCAACGTCACGAATTTTGTATGATGAACTATCCAAAAACTTTGAGATAGCAAACCCTTTACCAGAACCTGCACCGCCTGCTAGAAATACAACTTGTCCGTATTTCGCTCCGTTGTTAAACAGAATTAATTTTTCTTGTAGGTCTTGTGCTTCTTCTTGAGTGTTCACGACCCACTCTTTAAGTGATTTCATTTACTTTCTCCTTATGGTACTAAACTGTCAATCTTTTCTCTAGACGAATCTTTGACAACTCGGACGTTCTGTAAGTATTGTTCTTGTGTCCAGTTGTGATTAATTGCGGTAATCAAAGCGTTTCCACTAATCTGACTATCGTTTAAAAGTCCTTGGTCAACACCAACAGTAGCAGGTAGGTTTACATCAACCACATCACCAATCTTTCTATTAGTATTACCGTTCAACTCCAAGTCAATCTTCATGCCTTGCATCAAGTTTGCTTGAATTCTTTGTGTTTGTGCAAACTTCTCTACGCCACTTGGGTTTGGTTCAGACGCATCTGTAAATAGTAACTGTAAGTTTGCTTGAGAATTCGCAGTAGAAGACTTATACACTTTTTCAAACTTACTGCCCATTGGAAGATTTGGTTCCATAGTCTCAATCTTCTTAAACACATCTTTAACTGCTGTATCTACAAAAGCAACAGAACCTTGAATTGGGTCAAATGTAACTTGAGTGCTTGCGGTTCCACCACCAACAACTCTCTTCAAGTTATCGCCTTGGTCAATAATATTGTAGTTACGAATTGCTTGGTTATTTGCTGCAACATCATCTGCGCCACAAATGTTTTGACCTGTCCAAGTCAATTTTTCTCTTTGCTTAGAATCGACTTTAGGTTCGATTTCATCCATTAGAGATTGAACTGTTCTGAAATGAAAACCGTCAAGTCCTTCCCAAAACTGATAGTCTGAACCTTCACTGTACTTTGCAGATTGTGCAGTCTTTTTCATTTCGTTAATGATTCTCGTTGGAGACCATTGACTAAAAGACATTCGTCTTGGATTCTTAGTTTTTTCTACATCAAATTTCTTATCAACTTTTAGGTGTTGATTATATATCTTTGTAACTTCATCTGAAATAAGTTTACCGTCAAATCCAATGCTTATCGGATTTGTAATATTCTTGAATGCTTCCTTAGACATAAAGTGAAGCACATATGCTTGTGTTAAGTTACCAGTGGAAGCACGACCTGAAACTTTATAAACTTGAAACTCATGGTCAATTGTTTGGTCTGCACCTGGCGTTTCTATTTTAATGCTGAGAAATTCTTCACCACTAATTGGTGTTTGTTCAATCAAACCAGAAGAGTCAGATATCATTAGAGTACCGTGTAAAAACGGTTTATAGATATCTTCATAAATATGCATCTCCACCATGATACCAGTAACATCAACAGGTGTACCAGTACCATACTGTGGTTTGATTTTAATTTCGTCAACGAGATAGTCACTCGCCCTTTGCATTCCTGCTGACATATTATACTATTACCTTATCTGGGTTCAATAAGTCTTTTAACTCATCAACAACTTGGGCAACATGGATTGGTTTAAGAAGACGGATAGTTCTATTTTTGTTATTCAATTCTTCTTCATAAACAATGTTGGAAACTTCCCTACGTTCATCTGCTGGGATGCTCAACCATTGATTATAGTCAACCTCTACTCCCCTTACGGTATCTTCGTAATGATGTGTTGCTTTTAACGTAGCAATTTTATATTGTCCAAACTGCATAGAACCTTCTAATGTTGTTCCATCGCTTGAAATCATTACTGTATTTGCTTGTTCGCCCTTTTCGAAAGACCCTCTAGTTTGGTCAATTCCAATACGACCAGTTGAAGGATTCCATTGAAGAACAATGCCTTCTGCACCAGAAGTTACGCCAACAATCTTTGCGCCAACTTTAATGTCACCACTAAATGAGTTGGTATTTAATGTCACGCCCTTATACTTCTCATTCACATAGTTTGAGAATGTTTGATAGTCCATACCCACATCCCAACGTCCGTCAGGTGTAGTATTCATCATCATAACAATCCAGTGAAGACCTGCATCATCGTAATACTTATCTGCAATCATTTCTGGGGTATCCCCTTCTTGCAAATCGTATCCGTAAAAGATGCGTCCATCATCACGCAATATTTCTTTAATTTTGTTTCTCACCATAATGTTGGTAAGAACCTTCTTTTGTCCTTGCAAGTTATATTGAACTTGTGGATACTTTAGAAAAAATCTGTTCTTCTTAGATAGCATATTTTACCCCCTTAAAATGGCATTGCGCCATCAAGACGTTCTTTAGTGAGGTAAGAAGTCTCTTTGAAGTTTAATGTTAAGTCGATTTCCGCAGGTGAACCATCCTCAAATTGTGCGGCAACACCAGAACCAGAACCGTTAACGTTCATTCCAGTTAGGACTGCCTCACAGAATCCACCGTAGAATCCTTTGTCGCCTGAAATGTTAATTGAGAATACAGACGGAACATCGAAAATTGCTTGTCCAGTACCTGCTTTAAAGTTTGGGTGCATGTGATATTTTAGTTTATTGATAGCACCGATAACCCCTGCGGATTCTCCCGCATTGCGAGGGAAGAATTTAAACGAGAAGTTGAACTCACGGAAACCAACCCCTTGGAACATAACTTCCATGTGGTTGTTATATGCAGTACCCGTCTTCTTGTAGACGGATGCTTTAAGACCAGAAAGTCCAGTAAAAGATTCTATTGCCCCACCAGCAGTATCCGCACCTGCTGCCGCTGCTCTTACACCAAACTCTTTAAGTCCATCCATAAAGTTATCTGATTGATATGCCTTGAGCATATTCGACATTTCAGTTTCTTGGTAGTTTGCAGTGTATTGCATCTCAATCTGTTGTGGCAGATAGAAACGAATATTACCTAAACCAAAGGTCAAAGAACCAGAGATGGGTTTATTCTTTACATACGAATTGTTGGGGTTCAACTGTGGTGTAAAGGTAATACTAGGTCCGTTGTGTCCAATCGGAAACTGAAAATTAGGTGCTGCAAACTTACTGCCAAAAAGTTTTGACAGTGGGGCAGCAATTTTTGCGGCAAGGTTTAACGCCATGGGAATCCTCTGTTTGTTGTCCTAATAAATAAGGTGTAGTGTTCCATATATTATTTATAAACTATTTATAAGGCGGTTGAGAATTATGGCGTATAAGGGTAGGTATTCTCCTCAGAATCCACAAAAATACAAGGGAGACCCCACAAAAATTATCTATCGCTCTCTATGGGAGCGTAAGTTTATGATATATTGCGATACCAACGCCAATGTGTTGGAATGGGCAAGTGAAGAAGTAATCATCCCATACAGAGACCCTACTAGCGGAAAGAACCGCAAATACTATCCAGACTTCTGGGTCAAGTATGTAGACAAAGAGGGTAAGATTGCTATTCGTCTGATAGAAGTCAAACCGAAAAGACAACTCCTAGAACCAGACCCTAAGAAGAAGTATAACACACCTACAGGTCGCTTGTCAACAAAATATGTCAGAGAAGTTAAGACTTATGCAGTGAACCAAGCAAAGTTCAATGCAGCAAAAGAGTTTTGTCTAGACAGAAAGTGGCAGTTTCAGATTCTAACAGAAGACCATTTAACTTAGACGTATAAATAGATATAGCAATCTAACTATAGGCAACGGACTAATTAATGGCAGCATCATATGTGTTTAACGACATTCTCTTGGACGGGGTTCGCTCTGGGGTTATTCCTGCACGAACTAAAAAAGCAAGAGAGTGGTATCGTGACAAAGCAAAGTCTACGAGGGTTACTCAAGGTAAACTTTTGAGTGACGCTGAACGTATGCGTAGTCGTGTACTACCTGGTACAATGATGATGTTCGTATACGATGCGAAGACTAAAAAGAAACTCCCATACTACGACAGATTTCCACTCACAATTATTGTGGACACTGCACCTGGTGGTTTTGTTGGTTTGAACTTGCACTATCTACCTCTAGCACAACGTGCGAAGTTGATGGATGCCTTATACTCAGTTGCAACAAATAAAAAATATGATGATAAGACTCGCCTTGCGTTAAACTATCAAACACTAAAGGGTGCAGCAAAGTTTGCGGCGTTCCGTCCGTGTTTCAAACGCTATCTAAGCAGTCAGTTGCAAAGTAAATTTTTATACGTCAATCCATCGGAGTGGGACATTGCACTTTTCTTACCAGTTGAAAACTTTAAGAAAGCAAGCAAGTCTCAAGTATGGAAAGATAGTATGTCAATGTTTTAAGCAGAGGGAAAACAATGAATATTGATTCATTCAGAGCAATCACCCACGGAGGATTCCAAAAAGCATCCCACTTCCAAGTGGAGATTCATGCCCCCTCACGAGTGGGTATGATGCCAGGTACAAATGCCGCTGGTCACATGTATGTGCGAGAGTGTAACATACCTGGTCGTAACATGGCAACATCAGAAATCAAATACGGTACTGCACCAACAACAAAGCAAGTCTATAACTCAATCCCAGCAGACTTTACCGTCACCTTCATCTGTGACGCTGGAATGGAGTTGTTCTCATATTTCAAGAAGTGGCAAGATATTATTCATAACCCTATTACTGGTACACTTGCATATCCAGACGATTATAAGGGTACTGTTGTTGTGAGTGCTTTGGATACTTTGGGTTCTGTTAGATTCACCCAAACAATGTATAACGCATTCCCTGAGAACGTTGCGGATATTAGTATGAGTTATTCAGATGACCAGTTTGCTACTTTCCAAGTAACATTCTCATACACTGAATCCACTACGTCAAATACAAGTGGAATAGTACAAGCACTACTAAACAGATTCGGTGGAAGTGGATTGTAACTGACATATATAGTATTGTATAACTTTTATTATTTTAAAGGATGGAGATAAAATGGCATTACCAAGAATTGATTTGCCCCTATACGAAATGACTATACCATCAACTGGTAAGACAGTGAACTATAGACCATTTCTAGTCAAAGAAGAAAAAATTCTTCTTATGGCATTGGAGGGTGGAATTGAAGAAGAGATTCACAAAGCAACACTACAGATTATTCAGAACTGTGTTGATGATGTGGATGTTGATGTACTACCGTCATTCGATGTTGAGTGGATATTCCTAAACATTCGTAGACGTAGTATCGGTGAAACAACAAAACTGAGATTTAGACATACCGAAGGGAAGAACCGTAAAGGTGATGAATGTGACCACGTTCAAGAAGTTGTGGTCAACCTAGAGGAAGTCGAAGTGGTTGGTGATATTAAACCACCAATCATTATGTTGACAGAAAACATTGGCATGAAGATGCGTTATCCTTCAATGAAGGAAACCCTCGCACTTGAACTTGAACATAAAGGGAAACTTGATAGAGTCATGGGAACCGTTGTTCAATGTATCGAAATGATTTTTGATGGGGATGATATGTTCCCTGCGAAAGACAGTACGAAAGAAGAACTTACGCAGTTTCTAGAAAACTTGAATGCGGAACAATTCGGAAAACTTCAAGACTTCTTTACTAACATGCCTAAGTTGAAAAAAGTGATTAATTATAAATGCGATAAGTGTGGCGAAATAACAAAATATCCAGTACAAGGATTATCAAGTTTTTTCGTCTAGTGTTGGACCAAAATAAATTGAAAAGTATGTACGAAACAAACTTTGCCATGGTTCAACATCACAAGTATTCGCTAACGGAAATTGAAAACATGATGCCTTGGGAACGAGAAATCTATGTTGGAATGCTAATTAATACTGTCAAGGAACAGAATGAAAGAATTAGGGAACGTCAAGCGAAACGCAAATAAGGCAAAGACAAAGAGAGAACTAGATGGCAAGTTTAGATAACACAATTAAAGCACTGCAAGAGAAGCAGTTTCAAGAGTTTGCATCTCAACAAGAGAAGCGAACACGAGAACTATTGCAGGCGATGGAAAAGCAGACCAAGCAAATGTCTGGCGACAGCATGGCATACATGGATGCTCTAAAAGATGTTATCGAAAAGTCTGGTAAAAAATCCTCTCATCAACTAGGTGAATCTGTAAAGCAGATTAAAGACCTACAAACAATCCTTAAAGCACAAACCGATATCGCAGAGCAAGACCGTCAAACGATTGAAGCAGCGATGAAGGCAACGCAAAGACAACTTGAGGATAAAACCACAAGTAAGTTCCTTGGACAAATCAAAGATAAACTAAGCGAGAATGCTATTGATATCACATCAGTGGTTGCTGGTGTTACTGGTAACTCACCAATGATGACAATGGCAACCAAGTATGTTCTCGACAAACGTAAGCAAGCAAAAGAAGAACGTACTGCTAAGAAAAAAGCAGAAGGTGAAGAAGCACTTGCACGACTAGTCAATCTAGAATCTGCACTCCAATCCAAAAAGAATGCCAAAGAAGAAGCATCTATTATGAAAGAGACTGCTTCAAGTGGCGGTGGACTTGGCGGTGGCGGTGGTATTGAACAAGTCGGACTTGGCGAACTCACTGTATGGAATGAACTTCAAGCAGAAACCCTAGAAGAAATTCGCAACATCCTAAGAGACCAATTCGTGTCTAACGAAAAGTGGATGGATAACCAACTTACTGCTTCTCGAAATGATGAAGAGAATCGCAGAGAACAAGGTCGCCAACAAGCAGCGATGATTGCAGCGATTGAAGGACTTGAGATTAATGGTGGAACCGCAGAGTTTGAAACTGGTGGTGAAGGTGGATTCCTCAGTGGTATTGCGGATTGGTTGAAAACTGGTTTCGCAGGTGCAATGGGTGGAATTGGTTTCGGTGCAATTTCTGGTGCTATGGGTACTGCACTTAGAGCATTACCTGTAGTTGGTACTATTGCTACTGGTCTTGGTATGGCATTGAAAGACGGATACGATATTGCATCCGCTGCTTTCGATGATGATATCACAACAAGTATTCAAGGTGAAGATATTGGTGGTGTCACTGGTTCTGCATTAGGTGCAGTTATTGGTGGTGCGCTTGGTTCGGTTGTTCCTGGTATCGGTACTGTTGTCGGAGCAGCAGTGGGTTCTATTGTTGGTAATATGGCAGGTGATTTTATTGGTGGATGGGTATCACCAAACTATGACCAAGTATTTGCAGATAGCATGACGAAGATTAATGCAACCAAAGAAGCACTTTCTGCGTCAATGACAAACCTAGACAATCTACTACAAACTGGTGCAATCTCACAAGAAGAATATGACGCTCAAGCAGCACTCATTCGTTCTCAACAAGCATTGAATGCACAGTATGAAGCAGAGGCAAGAGAAGTAGAAGCAAAGAATGCCTCAAGAATGGCATTGGGTCAACAGTACAATAACCTCGCAAATACTATTAAACAAATGGAAGATACTGGTCTTACTGTTTCACAAACAATGTATGACCAACTAGAGACACTAGAGACAGAATACAATGCCGCCAATGATGCATATGAGCAAGCAGCGGCAGACCTACAATCAAAAGTAGACCCAACATGGTACCAATCACTTAGCGCAACTATGATGGCAGGTTGGGAATCATTGCAAAATGCGGCATCATCTGCATGGGGAACAATGACAGATGCATTCGATAGCGCAAAGGGTTGGTTCGCAGGAAAGATTGCAGCACTAGATGAAGCATTTGGTATCTCAGAAGGTGTTCAAAATGCAGTTTCTTATGTCGAAGAAAAAGCAGCGGCATTAGCAACAACCGTAACAGAATCCGTTGCAACTGCAAGGGCAGTGGTTGTAGAAAAAACTCAAGAACTACTTGAAGATGCACAAGAAGGTTTAGCAAACGCAACTGCGGCAGTAGCAGAAGGTGCAAAAGAAATTGCACAAGCAACCGATGCAGTAGTAACAGAACAACTCGCAAAACTCAATCTTGACGATGAATATCAAGCAGTCAAAGATACCGTAAGTGAAACAGTCGAAGCAGCGCAAGAACGTTTGGTTCAAGCAACCGAAACCGCAAAACAAGTTGTACAAGAACTTGGCGAAGGTGCAGACCTATCAGATGGCATTGACATGTCAGACGTTAAAGCAATCGCAGGTAATGCTGGTGAGATGATTGTCGATGGTGCAAGTGCAGCGGCAGAAGCAGTTGGTGAGGCAGTTGGCGAAAAACTTGAACAAGCAGATGCCCTAGTTACTAGTGGACTTGCACAAGTTGGACTTGACGATGAATACGATGCCGCTAAACAAGCAGTTGCGGAAACTGGTGCGGCAGTTGCAGAGAGTGCAACCGAAGCGGCAGAATTCGTTGCAGAAAAAGCAACACAAGTAGGTCAAGCACTTGGTGAACGTGCAGAAGCAGCATCTGAATGGATTGAAGGTACTTGGGATTCTTGGTTCTCTGACGAAGAAGAACGTCTACAAAACGAAAAACTTCGTAATGATGAACAAGAAGAAATGCAACAAGAAGTTATTGATGCATTGGAAGAAACTGTCAAGGGTGTCGAAGAACTAGAATTATCAGATAGAATTGGTGGATGGTTTAGTTCATGGTTCGGTGATGATGAGCAACAAGTTGGTACTGCAAGAGGTAACGTAGCAGATAACGTTGCCGCTGCTCTACGCCCAGGTAATGCATATACTCCAACCGAAGTTGATTCTGGTACCGCATCAACACGAAGAGATGCACTTGTTCGTGAGATGGATACACAAGGTATTACTGACCCCAATGAACGTGCAGCGATTATGGCGCAAGCACACCATGAGTCTGGTGGATTCACAAGAACAGAAGAGAACTTCAACTACTCTGGCAACAGACTATTCGAACTTTATGGTGCAGGTAATAAATATGGTAACCGTGTACGTTTCAACTCAGTAGATGAAGCAAACGCACTAGTCTCACAAGGAAAAAGTGCAGTTGGTGACGTTATCTACGGTGGACGTATGGGTAACACCGATGTTGGTGACGGTTTCAAATACAGAGGAAGAGGTGCTTTCCAATTAACAGGTCGTGACAACTACAAACGAATTGGTGACCAGATTGGTGTTGACTTAGAATCAAATCCAGAACTTGTCAATGACCCTGAGATTGGTGCAAAGGTTGCACTAGCATATTACAACTCACGAGTCGATAGAGATGCCGCACGAAGTGGTGATATTGACGAAGTTTCTAAAGACATTAACGGTGGTAGTGTTGGACTACAAGACAGAAGAGACTTGTTTGCATCTTACCAACGTGAGGGTGTTCCTTCATTGTCTGCAAGTGGTGAACTAATGGACAGTCAACGTTCATTGGATAGTGCAGTGGCAGATGCAAGTACAACTCCTGCGCCAGTAGTTATTGCTAGTGGCGGTGGTGGCGCACCTATGGTTCCAAGCACACCACAAAGTGGTGGACAAGTTGCGTCAGGAAATCCTAATGGACGTTTGACACCAGAAGAAATTCAAATCATGTACGGTATAGGTACCATAAGTTAATAAAAAAGGGGGACATTAAGTCCCCCTTTTCTTTGTCCGAGTTTTACTCTGCGACACTCTTTCTAGTTAGTAGTTTAGTCATCTTCTGCCAACTTAGCAAAGTAGGACA